TTATCAATTAATTCTTTAAGATTTTCATCTTCATTAATTGAATTTACTCTATCATTTTTTTCATCAATGTGATTATGTAAAAATTCTAATTGAGCTTCCATTTTAACTATATCACTAGCTTTTCCTATTTCAGCTAATTTAGAATCAATTGATTCTTTTTTAGGTTTTTTAGCTTTTTTATCTTTACCAGCTTTTTTCATAGACTCTTCTTTGTCTCCATCTCCATCAATATCCATAAAATCTGGTTTAGCACCTTCAGCATATAATGAATCATGATATTGAGATCCTGCTTGACTAGCTTGGAATTCATCTTCAGCCATCATTTGTCTAATTGCATTACCTGATTGTGCTGCTAATGAATTTGGATTTCCTGTAGTTACTACACCACCTAATCCTTCTTTAATAAGTTTTTTGTATAATCCTTCTTTAATTGCTTTCATATCTGTTGATCCTTCTTTAAGTTTATCGCTATAACCGCTTCCGCCGTATGTTTTACCTGAGTTTTCTTCTACTTTTTGTTCTGTATATCCTATACCTACACCAAATTGACCTTCTTTTACGTAGTGTAATTGATCTTTAGCTAGGTTTTTAATTACTTTTTCTTGTGCTTCTGCTAATGATAATTCAGGGTTTTCTTTAATTTCATAATAAACACCATTCATCATTTCTTGAGCATTAACATTATTAATATTATCCTCTTTTGGAGAATAATCATAATTACGTTCTTCAACATTATCAACACCCTTAGCCACTTTTTTACCATCAGCTTTTACTGCTTCATCCTCTTTTTTAGTATTGATTTTTTCATCAATATCATTATCAATAATTGGTTTTAAGGCTTTAGCTTTTTCTTCATTAACGAATTGATCAAATTTATTTTCCCAAGATTGTTTATTTGGGTTAAAATCTTCTGAGGTTAATTTTACTAAAGGTTGTAATGTAACTACACCACCTAATTCTTCATTTATAATGCTTTTATTCTTTAGAATAGTTTCAGCATCTTTAAAAGAAGTAATATTGCTAATTAAATTAGGATATTTATGCTTCGCTTCTTTTAAGAATAAATCTTTACGACCATCGCCTTTTAAGATTTTAGTATATTGTTCCTGTAATGTTTTCATTTTTATTATTTTAATAATGTTTCTATGTCGCTCAAAAAATCGTTAATTAAATCTGTAGGTTTAACAACAGCAAACGTGTCTGGTTGTTCTCTATATACTTTAATTGTTTCTATTTTTCCTTGGCGTAGTTGTTTTTTAATATTATCTAATCTATCTTCTATAGTATCAAAAGCATCAATACGTTTTTTTTGGTATTCTGAGGCTTTATCTTCTTGTTCTGCTATCTTATACTTATACATATTAAAAAAGTTTTTTAACTTCAAGTCCTGAACCTTTTTGTACGTAATTACCATTTTTATTTTTAGGAACTAATTTATACTTAAATTGTTTTACATAAGCATTATCTTTTACCCCATCTTCACTAGCCGCTGGGCCAGGTCCTAATGTTGCTCCTGGATCTTTTTCTTCACCTAATGAACTTACCATACCTGATGGCATTCCCATTTTAACTTTCTTTTTCTTTTTTGTTGGTTTAAATGCATATGGTGTTAAATAAGCACCTGCTCCACCTGACATAGACATTTCTTCTACTTCTTTATCTTCATGATGGCCTTCTTTTAATTCTGGGTGGAATAAAATATCTACTTCTATAGCATCTTTTTTAATTGATTCCCCATCAACTTCTACTTCAGCAGGATAAACTTTTACATTATCACCATACCAATATTTTATTTTATATCCTCCACTTTCTTCTAATGTTACAAGTAATCCTCTTTTATAATCTTGCTCTTCAGCTTGTAAGATTACTTCTTTACCTCTAGGTAAAATTAAAGCAGCTTCTGGGACAGTATTATCTTTTTCTTCTGCTTCATTCAGAGTCATTCGCTTGTAATCCTCTGGGTATTCTGTACGTAAATGAGTTCTGATTTTATTTCTAATCTGTCTTATATCTTCATAAAACCCTCTAAATTTTTGATCGTCTTTTACTTTAGTATAAACACCTTTAGCTGTTGCGGCTGCGTCATTGATATCATCAAATAACTTATCAAAATTAGGTAAGTTAGTTACTTTCCAAGATACTTTACCACTTTCTGGGTTTACTGCATCTACAGTATATCTAGTGTCTCCATCTTTAGAATAAGTTACATCACCAACTTTATATCCACCTTGTTTAGCTAGATTAGGAGCTGGTGCTTCTTTAAGCTTGAATTTGTACTTGGCCATTTGCTGTTTTTATTTCATTTACTAAATCATAGTATTGTAACAAATCAACTAAATTATCACTGTTTACTTTATCAGTTTTATTTAATTCAGTTAAAAATTTAGATATTTCTGTTATTTTAACTTGTGTAGCTTTATCTTTTATGTTTTTAGATTCGGAATTTAATGAATCTTTTAACTCTGTTATTTTAATATTATAAAATTTTCTTAACCCAGGAGTTGAATCTACTGAATTAATGAATTCTTTTAATACTTGTTTTTGATCAGAAGTTAAAGTATCATACTTATCATTAAATCTTTCTAACATTATTTTTTGTGTAAGAATTCTAGTATCTTTATCATATGTAGAATATTCCTCTAATACTAAATCTTTTTGTTCTGTTGATACTTTATCTTTAGTTAAAAACTCAATTAATGTTATTTTATTATTTACTAATTGATTAGTATCTGTATCTTTACTATTACTTACACCTTCTATTAATGTGTATAATGCAGCTAATTCTTTATAATCTTTAATCTTTGCTCCAAAGAATGTATTTAAATCATAGTGATTTTTTATCTCATTAATTAGATTATACTTTTGACGTTTTAATCCAGATTTATTAAACTTAACTGAGTTATCAAGAGCAGTATTAATAAACATAGTTGCTCTAGATTCATTAATTACTTTAGATTTTAGTATCGATTCATACAGTTTATACTCTCTACCTAATTCAGATTTAACAAAATATTTCTTCAACAAACCAATAGCAGGTGAATCATCACCCTTTAAAGTGTCTGCAGTAATTTGTCTAACCAGTAATTCGAAAAGAATACCTGTATTCTTATACTTTGAATGTTTTATTTTCATCAAAAATATATTTATTTATAAATATTAACCTTTTAGTTGAGATTCATCAAGTAATTTACTATCATCTTGATCTTGTTCGAATACCAATTGTTTTTTGTTTATTTTTTGAAACATTTCCTTATTTTTTAGAAATGTTACCTGAGCACTTTCAGATTCTCTAACACTGGGTCTTCCATCACCATCATTTTTATCAGTGTCTTTCATTCGTTTTACTCCTAAAGGGTCTTTTCCAAAATTATTACTTTGTTTTCCTCTATTAGTAATTGAATCTACTGGACGTCCTAATTTAGGATCATCTTTAGCATATCCATCTGGTACATTTGCTGGATCTGATTGTGTTCTACCTAAACCATATAATGATGCTAAATCATGTGGTGTACCATAAGATTTACCTGTTGAAACAGGATCATTACCTTCTGCTTTAATTTGTTCTAATCTAAATTTACGTTTAGCATCTTCTCTAGCTAAATCTCTATATTCATCATATTGGTCTTCACTAAAGTGATAGATATTATGATAAATCCAATCAGACGGTACTAAACCTTGTTCTAACATTGTACCTGCTAATTCAGCTTTAGATTTTAATAACTCAATTCTTTCTTGATCATATATAATAGATGGAGTAGTCATTGATAATTCAAAATTTGTCAATGTTTCATCTGTATAACCTTGAGTATATAAATGTACTAAAGCTATTTTATTTAATTCTGATAGTAGTATTCTTTGTATTCTATCAATTGTACGAGCAAATCTAATATCCTCGGCTGCTAATGTAGCTTTACCTTCTATATTTTCATCATATCCTAAAAATGCTTTTGGTATTTTAAGTGCCGCAAATAATTTTTCTCTTAAATATTCAACATCAGCAATACCATCATACTGTAAACCAGGTGTAGTATCAATTTTAGTTGATTGATCATTACCTCTAACAGGAATATAAAAGTCTTCCATCATGTTTTGCATGTTGTACTTTAAATTATATTCACCTGTTTTTTCATCCATCATAGGAGTACGCTTCATGTTTGAAATAGTTTTTTGCATAAATGCTTCTACTTCATTTGGTGGTATTGCTCCAACATTTACATAAAATATTCTTTTTTCTGGTGCTCGAGCAATTCTATGAATTAACATAGCGTCTTCCATTAATGTATATTGCTTAAATAATTTTCTAGCTGGTTCAATATAAGCTCTACCATAAGGTAAATAATTAACATCACCCACCATTCTAAAATGAGCCATTTCGTAATTATCATAAATAATAGAACCTTTATCATCAGGACCTGCATCTAATTGTTGTCCTGGTACATTATAATACCCGTATGAACTACCAGCAAACCCATCAGGGTTCCATTTATATTTAATTTCAGCTGGGTTTTCAGGATTTGATCCTTCAATTCTTTCAATATGATAAGCTGTGTAAGGTATTACATTGTAAACACCAAATTTTTCAGCTATATCTAATTTTAAGAAGAAATCCCCATACTTACACATTTGTCTAACCCACATCCATAGGTTAAATTCTACGTTTAATACATCATAAAATAAATTATATAATAATTTTTGTATGTCTTCATTTGAGCTTCTAATTTGAAGCACCTCACCCATATCATTTTTTAATGTACATTCATCAGCTACAATATCTAAGGCAGAAGCGATAATTGCATCTTGATCCATTACATCATATTCTGAATATAGTTGAGTCCTTAAATATTGGTAATTTAAATTAAATTGGGCCCCATATAAAGATGTAGGCATAGTAGAATAAACTCGATTAAATCTATCTATTAATGAATTAGTTTCATATTCACCTGTAGACTGAATATGTCCTGAATCTATGGTTTTTATTTGATTACCTCCTACATTTCTGATTACTACATCTGTAGAAAATAATCTCCTTAACCTCGAAAATACGCCTTTATCTGCCATATTAATATATAATTATTGTTATAAATATTACTATAATAACCAACTGATATCTTCTTTTCCATCAGGTGTGTCTATTTGGTAAGGATTTTTTACTTTTCCATATCCTCCGCCATAACTTCCCTGATAAGGAGTTCTGTTGACTGTCATATTATTTAATGATTGTTTTGTTAAATCTATTCCTCTTTGCCTAAATTTTAAAGCTGTGTCTCTAATGTACATAGCAATACTAAAAGCCATAACCAAATCATCATTATAACCTGATTGAGCTTCTGGTCTTCCATTACGCCATATAAATGTTTTCATTTCTTCTACTAATCTTTTAGATTGTATTGTTACTCCTTTATCACTAATGTATTCTTGGAATTTACCTATTACCATAGGTCTTGTTCTTGATGACATAGTAAATCCAGGAACCATTTTTGAATGATCTTGATATTT